TTGTCAACGATCATGTCTACATCTACATCTGAACCCATGTCAGAACCCATTTCAGAATCCATGTCTAATTCCATGTCTTCTTCATCAAGTTCGTCATCCATAGACTCCTCCATTTCTTCTGATTCACCTAATTTAACCAAGTACTCAGCATCCTGATTGTTGTCAGTAATGTGAATATCTTCGCCGTCTTTTTTAACAATGATACCATCTTCTTCACCCATAGCCTTAAAAATTTTAAGTATTTCGTCGTCAGATGCTCCTGTTAAATCGATTGGTTCTTCAGAATCAAATTCGTCAGATGCATCAAGATCCATTTCGATCTCGTCTTCATCTTCGTTATCAACATCCATTCCCATTTCATCTTCATCAGAGTCCATGTCCATTTCAGTATCTACGTCTAATTCAACCTCGTCTTCGTCTTCTTGTTCGGATAGAGATTCTTTTACTAATTGACTGATTTCTTCCTTCATAGTAGAAGCAAGTATTCCTTTTGCATTTTGGGCGATAGCTTCTTCAACATTTCTCATTTGAATAAGCGCCTCTTCAACAATTGATTTATTTTCTTGCATAGAAAAATTTATATTTTATCCTAATAAATAGTGTCTAAATGGAAAAAAATTAAATATGTAGCGTCCACGGTGATGCACCGAAAGAATTTATGGTAGCGCTTTCATGATTATTTGATATCCAAGTTAAAACATTAGTCGCTGAAGAATCAAATATTAAGTAATTTGTTTGGGTTCCTGAGTTAACTAATGATACTGCATATCCTACACCATTAGTGTCATTAACAACTAATTGATTGGTAAATTGACCTAAGGTATAGATAGATAAAGACAAAGAATTTGCTAAAGTTACTCCATCTTCGAAAGTTGCTGATTGAAGAATTTTTCCTGAACCAGAATATGTTAATAGTATATTCATATAGTATTTTACTCTATAAATATATCCAACCAAGCAAAAAAAAAGTGGTCCGAGACCACTTTAATCAATTACTTCATCAATTTTACTTTCAGATACTGAAGTTATTCTCCATTCATGGGAGAACCCTTCATATTTCTTAGTAACCTTTGCTTCTACATCGGTAACAGAAAAACCTTTAACAAGTTTCTCTTCTCTAATTTTTTTAATCTTACCAGAATTTTCATCAGGTAGATCATAAGTAATTTTTGCTACAAAATATTTTTCGTCCATAGTTTTTTATTTGTCCAAATAGTCGGTTAATTTTTTCATTAAATCAATAGACTTACCTGCATCTCCTTGAATAGATCCTGACATTAATTTTTCTTCATCTAAATTTTCTTCATATTTTAATCTATCCTCAGGGTTAGGGAACAAATATGCCCCTGGTGTTGACGGAGATGACACTAAATCGAAACAAATCAATTCAAAGTCATCTTGTACCTCGTTTCTTTCTCCGACCTTTTTTAGGGATCCTACTCCTCTTGAGGATACTCCCATAGTAACACCTTGTCTCATTAGGTTAGCTGCAATGTCTCCTTTAGTTGACACAATACCGCTCTCATGAAATCCTGGTGATGTTAATAATTTTAATTTACCCATTAAGATGTTTCCTTCCCACCAAATATCGGTAATAATATGAGCAACTCTATCAAGATCAATTAGTGATGATTCAGGGTGATTTAATTCTGAAGTAGATAAACCTTTAGATATTGTTTTTTTATATCTGTCAGCTTCTCTTTTTAAGATTCTTTCAGGATAAAATCTTCCGTTTCTATTAGGTGTATTATATTTCTGTAAAACAGCGTAGAATTCAAACGGCTTTTTATAGTCTAACATGTTACTCTCTTTTAGTACAGATTCATTAAGTACGTCCGTAGGAGAAACATATCCAGCGTCCATTTCAATCAAAATTCCTTTTCCTGATTCATTAGGACCAAGTATACGTAATTCTTTCATTTAAAGTTTTTCTATAAATATACTTGCGGTTCTGATTTATCTATATTTCCGTTCTTTGTTAACATAAATTCAAAATAAGGATTACTGTTAAAGTTTTCATTATTAATTTTTTGTACGATTTTTTTAATTGAATCTTTTACTGTCATTGATTTAAAATCTAATTCTGATATTGTAAAAAGATTGATTTCTAAATTTAAGAATGATTTTTTTCCGTAAACAATTCCACTTGTCCTAAGATCAAGATCTACAATTGTTTTGTCCTCAAATAAGGATCTATCAAGATTATTAAATACGGAGTGTTTGATTTGTCTACTGAGGTTACAGACAATCCTATTCCAATTGTCTGATGATATTTTTGGGTTAACCCATGATTGTATGTTTATGTAAATTGATTTTAAATTTTTGGAGTCCACTGTTCCAAAATTAACTTTTAAGGATTCGAAACTGTTTATTCTCGACGTTTTTCCTTTTTTCATTATTTTTCATATTATAAAGTTTATTTGCTTGTATAAACATAAAAAAAATTAATCTGTTTGTCAAAAAATAGAGTTTTTAAATATATGTAATATTATGATAATTGTAGAAATCGGAAAAAATGAAAATTTAGAAAGAGCGCTAAAAACTCTTAAGTCTAAAGTTATTAAAACAAAACAACAAAAGATACTTTTTGAAAGAAAAGAATTTGTGAAGCCTTCAGTTAAAAGGAGAACGCAGAAATTAAAAGCGATTTATTCGCAAAAGATGAAACAGGATTAAATAGATTTTTCTAAAGAACTAATTCTAACATAGTTCATTTGATTAAATTCTTCTCCTTTAATCTTGTCGATAGTTTCTGAAATTTTAGTTTTCAACTCGAATTCACTCTCACTTTCTAAGATAGTTTGTAACTTTGTTATTGCACTTTCTTTTATAGTTGTGTACTCTGTTTCTAACTCTTTTGGATTACTAGTGACAACCCTTAAAAAATCTTTTTTGGTATTTTCATCCATCGTTTCAATGTAAGTCTTTAAAGTTTGATTAGCAACACTAACCATAGATTTTAAAGGAATATTAATAGATTCTTGAATTTTATTTGGTGAAGTTTTTAGTTTGTCAACAATATTTTTCTTGGCCTGAATTCTTTCAGATATATTCAATGTTTTAGTATACACAATCGTATCTAAGTCCGAATAGTTATTACTTATATTTTTAGAACTAAATTTTGGTAATTTTAAAGAACCCAAAATTGTTTGAATTAATTTAACCCCTTCTTCCAAATATTCTTTGGCATCAGATTCAGACATACCCTTTTCAGATGTTAAATCATCATATAAAGAATATAGTTTTGAGATTGATTTATTTGTCAGCACGTTGTGATGAAATTCATTCATCACTTTCTTGAAATTTTTTTGGTCTTTGTACGACTCAATCAAACTCTCTTCTATTATGGATTTTACTTCTCCGAATGTCATTGGGGCTATATTTTTTTAATAAATATTAGGAATTTAATAAGTTATCCAATTCTTTTTCTATTTCTCCCAAAAATTGTTGTCCTTGACTTAAATCCAAAACATTTCTACCCCTAATCATATCATTATCTAATAGAATATTCATGTTATCAAAACGAGATTCTGGTACTGTTTCTGCCGGTGGCGGAGTTTCCCCACCTCCTTCAGGTGGAGCTTCTGGACTTGGAGCTAATTCCTCAGCACCGGCTGAAAATCCTCCACCTAATGGTGGTTCTGTAACTTCACCTTCAGGTGTTGCACCTGCGGCAGTAGAACCTGAAACACTTCCATATAATTTGTCTATATTATCGAATATTCCTGTCTTTTGAATAACTGCAGGTGTGTTCTTAAGTTCTTCACCAACAGCTTTCTCAATTCTTTGTTGTTGTAAATCAACTTTAATTTCTTCATCAGAAAATCCAAGAATATGTTTTTTAGCCCAAGTAGAGGATACAGGTTGTATACCATTTCCAGGGTCTGAAACTGCGTCTTTGTATAGTAATACTTTTTCTTTCCAAACATCGATTTTTAATAAATCTGCCTGAGTAGAAGGATTTGTTAATCCGAGTGTAAAGTTTTGAATTTCTTCTTCAAACCCTAATAAAAATAAATGGATGATAGCAACTTTATTAAGTTCAGCTAACATACTTTTTTGAATTCTATTAATAGTTCTGGCGAATCTAATATCTTGTAATGCCAAGTTTTTACCGTCCCCAACAACTTCTTCAAATCCTAAAAAGGCTTTAGGTACACGAAGTGCGGTTAAAAGTTTCTTTTGAATATATTCAATATCCGCAATTTCTGCTAGGTTTTGAGCTCCAGGTAAAGTATCAATTGGACTTGGTGCTGCCGGATCTCTAACAGGAACAAAATAATCTTGGTCAACCGCCATCTGATTAAATCTCATATCCACATTACCAGTCTTTTGATCAACAACTTGATCTCTTTTAAATTTGTTCGCAACACGTTGTACGTAAGCTTCAACATCGGCATCTTCCATATTACCAACGAATACTTTAAAAATTCTTCTTTCAGGTGCTCTTGAAGTTCTATAGATCAACATCGCATCTTCGGATAATAATAATTGTTTCCAAATTCTTCTTGCCTTTTCTAACATAGATGTACCATAAGGAAGTTTTCTGTCATCACCTAATAATCTAAAGTGAGCAATTTCCCATGATTGAAACTCCATATTTTTATTCTTCCAAGTGAAATGGAGAGCCTTATGTTCTGTTGGATTTTCAATAGATTGAGCTCTTCTTTCGTGCATACCTGACTCAACCCTTTCAATTTCAATATTTGGTAATTGTTGTACACCAACAACACCCTTTTCAGGATCTAATTTAAGATACACAAAGTTATCACCATACTTACATGTGTTTCTTGTCCACATTGCTAAGTTAGTATTAACATCCATCGTATTGTTAAATAAATCGGCTAATACACCCTTTATTCTTTTTGATTCAGAATAAATTTGTAATATAAATCCATCTTCGTTTGTTGTTGTAGATTCTTCAGCGTAGATGTCTAATGCTGCAGAAATTTCAGGAGTATACTCCATTGACTCATAATCATAAACTGATGCAAGTCTTGTTGGTTCATAGTAAACCGCTTGAGAATACATATTATTCTCCACCTTGGCCCATTGGTTGGACAGATAAAATGTTTGTTGGGCCTGAAGTTTTTCACGCTCATATTGTTCTTTGTCTTGTGTTCTTAATAATTCTTTCTTATCAAACTTAAGAGTAGGATAGTCTTGATTTAAAAGAGAATTGGGACCAAAAGCTTGGGATAGTCTCTGCCAGACCGTTAGGTTTTTTTCACTCATGTTATAATTCTATTTGTTTCGTGGAAATATTAAATAGATTACTTCCCGAATAACCATAAATACTTTTCATAATCGCTTTTTGACGCTTCTGAAGGGTATCTACCGCTATTTGTTCCACCCGCAGGAATCATAGGATTAAAAAAGTCAGATCTATTTCTATTGTCGTGCACAGTTGTGTGCCATGAATCAATCATAACTTTTGTTTGGCTAACAACTTTAGATAAACTTTGAAATGAGGTGTCCCCAACATAAATCGCCATAGATATAGCCATGATCAAATCATCATGATGTCCTTTTTGGTGATCTGGTCTACCGTGAACATATATGAATTTCCCCATCTCATTCAATAACCTTGAAGATCTAATTTTAAAGTCGTGTCTTAAAGCCTCTTCGAATGCTGCAATAATTTGGACACGTTTATTATTAAAGTTAATACCTGGAATTTTCTCATCTCTTTTAGGGTCCCACTTATATTTGTTCTTATCAGTAATACCTTCAACATATAAATTTTTGTAACCTAATTCCTGTAATTTTCTTGCAGTGGCAACTCCCATTCCTCCAGTTAAATCCGTAACACCAAAGGCGTTATACATATTACCCCACTTAAACGCAATTTCTGCCAATGTGTCTGGTGGTAATTTTCCGACGTACTCAAACACTTGTTCTCTTTCATCGAAGTCTATTATCACAATACATGAGAAGTCCTCTGAATCACCTCTGGATACGTCAATACCCATGATATACTTGTGTGTTAATACAGGCTCTTTCCATATCCATAAATTACCCGCCATCATTTTACCATCTGGTTCTTTGATGTCATTCTCTTTAATTCTCATCAATTGATTGGCGTCAAATACGTTATCACCCGAACCTAAGAAATTACATTCCAATTCTTGGGCAACTTTCCTCTTGTCATACTTAAGTTTTTTAACCATTCCCTCAAACCATGTCGAGTAAGGTTTAAATCCTTTAGACAAATATTCACTTACAATCGTGTAATCTCTCTCGTATGGGTTTTCAACTGCAAGGTCAACTATCTCTGTGTCAGGGTAATTTTCTCGATTTAAAAGATATTCAACAAGATCTTCAGTTTTAATCATCTGTAAATCTTTGTTATATCTTGGATCTTTAAACCAAAACATCTCAGTAATGTTGAATGTATTCATTTTCCTGAGAGCTTGATCGTAGATTTCATAATAAATTGGATCATATCCATTTGGAGTAGAAATTACAATAACCTTACCACCCGTAGATAGTGAGGCCATACAGGCAGCCCAAAAGTCATCATCGGCTTCAATGTAGGCGGCTTCATCAAAAATTAATATTGTTGGAGTATATCCACGTAAGGCATCCTTTGAAGTTGCAACGGCCTTAACTTCACAACCATTTATAAGTTTGAAATGTCGAGCGGCATTTTTATCAGGAGAAAATCCAGCACCAACCCATTGAGGCCACTGTTCTGTAAATGATCTAACTTTGTTTGCAAATTCTACTGCAGTATCAAGTTTATTTGCAAT